GCGCGGCCCCCCCGAACTATAACCGTTTTTCATTACTGAAACCTTAAGCGTCTTCGCTTTCGGCGGCGTGCGGTTGAAATTTGGCTTTACCACATAATGCTTTACCGGTCCGTCCGGTAGCTGACCCTTGCCGCGCAACCTGTGGGCCATGCCGCAGATCGAATTGCGCGTCCGTTCCATCATATCGCCGATCTGCGTCGCCGATTTGAATTGCCAATTGTTTTTGAGGGTTTCGATTTCGGTCGGGTTCCAATTTCGGTCCTCTGGTTTCATTTTTGTGATCCCTTTTCCCTTGACGAACCGAAAATGTTTTTCGAATCACCATTTTTTAAAAAGGACGCTTGCAAAAATTCGGTAACGCAGTTCTACTCAGTTTTCGCTCTTTTGCGAAAACGTCAAACAAAAAAGCAAAAATAATTTGGGTGATATCGTGGCGATCAAAGTGACACCGATCACATCGGCGGAACAGTGGCAAGCGATGCGTCGCAAGAATGTCGGCTGCTCGGAGGTCGCCGCGCTGTTCGGGATCCACGACTATCTGACCGGGTTTGCGCTGGCCGCGCGCAAGCTCGGCAAATTGCCTGATGTGATCGACAACAAAATATTACAGCGCGGCCGGTTGCTCGAACCGGTGGCGCGGCAACTGTTGGCCGAGGAACGCCAGGACCTGGTACAGATCGCGGCCGGATCCTATTACGCCGACGAGGAAATCCGGTTCGGCGCCACGCCGGACCTGTTCGTCAAGGACGAGCTCGGCCGGGTCGGCATCTGCCAGATCAAGACGGTGGCGCCATCGGTGTTCGCGCGGAAATGGCACGGCGATGCCGGCACCGTCGTGCCGCCGCTGTGGATCGCGCTGCAGGCGATGAGCGAGATGCACCTGACCGGTTCGGAATTCGCCGTCATTGCGGCATTGGTGGTCGACGATTGGGGACTGTCGCTCGAGGTGGTCGAGGTGCCCTATTTGCCCAAGGTGATCGCGGAAGCGCGGGAAAAGGTCTTCATGTTCTGGCAGATGATCGACATGGGCCATCTGCCGGCGCCGGACTATGGCCAGGATTACCGGACCATCACCAAGGTATTCGCCGAGGACGACGGTGGCGAGATCGACCTGACGTCGGACAACGAATTGCCGGAAATCGTCGACCAATTGCAGGCGCTGAAACACGCGCGATCGACCGCCGAGGACGGCATCGAGGAAGCGCAGGCAAAAATCCTGCACCGGCTCGGCAACGCCGCCAAAGCGCGGTACGCCGGCGGCGTGATCACCGCGAAGACCGAACATCGCAAGGCCTACCAGGTGGCCGAGAGCACGCGGCGGCCGTTGCGGATCAAACAGGAGAGGGAGCGGGCCGCATGAACAAGAACGCTGTCGCTGAAATCCGTCTGCAGCTCGACACGATGGTCGGGCAGTTCGCCGCCGTGCTGCCCAAGCATATCCCGGTGGAGCGGTTCGGCCGCGTCGTGCTCACGGCGGTGCAGACCAACCCGGAACTGCTCAACGTCGAGCGGCGGTCCTTATGGAACGCGGCGATGAAGGCGGCTCAGGACGGGCTGCTGCCCGATGGCCGGCTCGGGGCGCTGGTGGTCTACCGCGACAAGCGGCGCGGATCGATCGCGCAATGGCTGCCGATGATCGCCGGCATCCGGCAGAAGGTGCGCAACTCCGGCGAGGTCGCGACCTGGGAAGTCAACACCGTGCATGAAAAGGACTTCTTCGACTACCAGTTGGGCGACGATCCGCACATCGACCACCGGCCGATGCTGCGCGGCGACCGCGGCAAGATCATCGCCGCCTATTCGATCGCGACGCTCAAGACCGGCGAGAAAAGCCGCGAGGTGATGTCGATCGACGAGATCGAGGCGATCCGCATGCAGAGCAAGGCCGGCGATGGTGGACCCTGGAAAACCTTCTATGGCGAGATGGCGAAAAAGACCGTGGCGAAACGGCACGCGAAAGTTTTGCCGATGAGCTCGGACCTGGACGATCTGTTGCGCCGGGACGACGAAGAAAACGAAGGCGGCACTGGATCTGCGATCCAGCCACCACCTTCGCGAAGTCTCACCGACGCGCTCAACATGATTGCGTCGCTACCGGAAGGCAAGGCGGTATCGGAATCCGACATCGACGAAAATCAGGGCGACCTGATCGAGCATATCGGGGAGAAGGAGACAGCCAGCCATGGCACCTAAGCCTTTGACATATCGAACGAGAGACCTGGTTCAGGCGCTGCGCGGGGCCAGGGAGGCGGGCTTGTCGATCAAGACCCTGGAAATTGACAAAGAAGGGAAAATCACGGTTCAGATGGGGGCGCCGGGATGCGATCCGGATTTCGACAAGGGGGATGACGAAGAATGGCAAGCCAAGCGCAAAGAGTGGGAAGAGAAGGCCGAATAGGAAGACTTCCCAAACACGTCAAAGCCTACACCATCGGTGATCGGCCGTATTTCTATTTCCGGCTCGGTGAAGCCGTGCGTCTGCCCGGCCTGCCCTGGTCGCCGGAATTCATGGCGGCGCACGAAGCGGCGCTGAAAGCCTGGCGCGGCCAGGCGCCGGCGATCGGCGCATCGCGCACCATGACGGGTACGGTCGATGCCGCGATCGTGGCCTATTACAAGTCGCCGCTGTTCGCCGAGCTCGCGGTCGCAACCCGCGGACCGGCGCGCGCGCTGATCGAGCGGTTTCGCGCCGAGGTCGGTTCGCTCAAATTGCGCGGGCTCGGCCGGCGCGAGGTGCAGGCCTACATCGCGAGCCTCAAGTCGCCATCCGTTCAACGCAACATGCTGCGCGCGCTGCGCCACCTTTGCAGGTTCGCCGCGGCGGCCGGCCTGCTCGAGCAGGATCCGACCGAAGGCGTGACGCGGGCCAAGATGAAGGACACCGGCGGGTTCCATACCTGGACCGAGGAGGATGCCGCCGCCTTCGAGGCACGGCACAAGGTCGGCTCGATGGCGCGGCTGGCGTTCGAGCTCTACCTGAATTTAGGCGTCCGCAAGAGCGACGTGGTGCGGATCGGGCCGCCCTATGTCCGCGACGGCGTACTGCACAATTTCCTGCCGAAGAAAACCTCGACCACTGGCGGCAAGCGGATTTCGGTCAAGCTGTTCGAGCAGACCAAGGCGGCGATCGCAGCGACCCCGGTGACCTCGACCGAAACCTATCTGGTGACCTCGAATGGCCAGCCTTGGTCGGCCAACGGGTTCGGCAACAAGATGCGGCAATGGTGCGACGAGGCGGGCTTACCGGATTGCACCAGCCACGGCCTGCGAAAACTGTTCATGGTCCGGCTGGTGCACGCCGGCTACACCGCGCCGCAGATCGGGGCTTTGAGCGGCCACAAGGACCTGCGCGAGATCCAGCGCTACATCGAGGAATATGATCGCCAGAAGGTCGGGATCGAGACCTCGACCAGGTTCGAGGCGGTACGAAACGCAAACGCGGCACTGTCTAAATCGCCGGGCCGCTTAGACAATCGGCGAAATAAGTGAACAATATCAAAGGCAAAAACCAAGGGTGGTGAGCGCGGAGGAAGTCACACTTACTTGAGAAATCAATGACTTGGCCTGTCTAAACGGTCGCAACGGACCATTGAGGCGTCAAAGGTTTTCAAGCGAGTGTCTAAGAAACCCGCGCCAACTGCCCTCGAAAACGAGGGCCAAAATGCTGACGGTGATTTCCCTCTGCGACCGAACCGGCAACATGGTGCAGCCCTGGCTGGAAGCCGGCTATTATGCGGTCACCGTTGATCTGCAGGAAGCCATCAACCACCATCCGCGGCGCTGGCATGTGGTCGCCGACGTCACGACCCTGCGGACCCTGCCTTTCGACAAGGCATTCGATGCCGCCGCGTGCTTCTGTTTTCCGCCATGCACCGACCTGAGCGTCAGCGGTGCGCGCTGGTTCAGAAGCAAGGGGCTCGACGCGCTGATCGAGGCGCTGCGCGTTGTGTCGGCCTGCCAGAAGCTGGCCGAGGGATCAGGCGTGCCATGGATGCTGGAGAACCCGGTTTCCACAATCTCCAAATACTGGCGGCCACCGGATTACACATTCCATCCATGTGATTTCACCGGCTTTGAGCTCGGCGACAACTACAGCAAGAAGACCTGTCTCTGGACCGGCAACGGTTTTGTAATGCCGGATCCGTTCATGCGCGCCACCGACGCGCCGGATGACAGGATCCACAAGGCGGCGCCGGGACCGGAGCGATCCAACCTACGCAGCGCCACGCCGGCCGGTTTTGCAAGGGCGGTCTTTCTGGCCAATGCGCCGCACCTCAAATCTGAAAAAAGGAGGGCATGATGCGACGCAACTGGATGCCGCTCTACATTCCGGACTTCCTCGCCGACACCATGCATTTGTCGATCGCGGAAACCGGCGCCTATCTCTGCCTGATCTTTGATTATTGGCTGCACGACGGCCTGCCGGACGACGACCGCAAGCTGGCGGCGATCTCCAGGCAGCCGCTGAAATCCTGGATGGCGATGCGGCCGACGATCGAGGCGTTCTTTCTGCCCGGCTGGATCCACAAGCGGATCGATGCCGAGATCCTGAAGATGATCGGGACCACCGAACGGCGCCGGGCGGCCGGTTCCAAGGGCGGCACCGTGAGCTCGATCATGCGAAGCAATGCTAGTAGCAAACGTCAAGCAAACGTGCAGCAAACACCCAAGCAAACAGGGCAGCAAAATCCAAGTGGTGCTCAAGCAAACGTGCAGCACTCTACACAAGAAAGAAATATAACTACTACCTTCTCAGAAGCCGCGCGCGCGAGAGAAAACCCAGCAATTTCAACAACGGGTAGTCTCGACGAGGTCATCAAAGCCAAGGGTTGGGTGCAATCATGAGCAGCAGCGGCGGCTCGCTCGCTTCGGCGCACCTGGATGGCGCGCTCACTCGCCGCCTTTCGGAAACACCGGCTTACCTGGAAGACTTGGCCCAATGGGCGGCTTACATGGTCTTAAGGATCGACACTTCGGTTAGGCGAGGCGCAACGGGAGTTGAAGGTGAGGTCAACGACGTTCTCGTAGCGCGCGGCGAAGCGGAGGCGTTTTAAAATGCAACCGCTTACCGACGCTGAATTGACGGAATACCTGCACCTGACACCAGCCGAAGCAGCCATTGTCATCCCAAGACTGACGCCAGCGCGGCGGGCCGTATACGACCGTATGAAGCAGGTCGAGATCGAAGCGGCACTATGGGCCGAAGGGCTTGGACCCAAACCCCAAGGCGTTCTAATCGACACTGAGCGCGGCACTAAACGGAGGCGAGGATGGAAATAAACGATGAGTGCTATTGCGACTTCAAATCCCGGCGTTTTTTCGGTAGCAAAGAGACGGCGCACGACCCGATTTGCCCTCAATATGTGGCGCAGGCTTACCTGGAAGACTTGGCCCAATGGGCGGATGCGGCAGTTGAACTTTTCCCGGTTCATGGTGAAAGGTTTCAAGAGATAGCGAGAGTGCTACGGGCTGGTGCTGCCCAAGCACCACAAGAGCCGTTTAACCCGGACACCGAAACCCCAATCGAATATATCGCCAGACTAGAGGCGATCCTTGCTATGCGGAACAGCGACATAGACGAGTTGCGCCGTGCTGCCCAGGCTGCGCTCAATCCGGGTATGCGCGAAGCTCTGGAGCGCATTCGTGATTTCCCGATAGGAGGGCGCACTGCCGCAGGAGCGATGGCGCTGATCGCACGACAAGCCCTTCAAACCGGAGAATAGAAATGCAAAATGACCATCTTGCAGATGCCATTCTTTTCCTGCGTTCGGCCCTGTCCTGTTTTGCAGAGGGCTATCCTGTTTCCAGGTACGACATCGAAGGAGCAATCCGCGAGATCGAGGCAGAAATAGAGTTTCGCTCAGTTGCGTCCCCACTAGTGTCGCACCCTAGCCAAAACAGCGAGGCAAAATGACCCGAGAAGAAGCGCACAAAGCTGCACTGGATGCGAAAGCTCATTGGGACGGCAGCTCATCCGAGGCTTGGCTTATCGGCTGCCTGGTGGCCTTTGGTGTGCTCAAACTTGACGAGAGCGATCACGACAGCGATTTCGCGGTAACGATCGATCGCCAGAAACAGATCATCACGATCTGCGGGATTAACTACGCCTTCGATCTATTCCGAGGGCTGGGTTTCAAGATTAATCCTGAAGCCTTCTTCCAGATCGTCGAGCGGGGAGATGGTGTTGTGACGATCAGAGAGACCCGACGCACAAATGCTGACGCCTGACCGCAACCCTGGCTATTCGATGCGCGAGCTCACCGCGTGCGCCGAGCGGGAAACCAAGTTGCGCCGCCGCGTCTACGCCAACCGCGTGCTGACCGGCCGCATGTCGCAGCACCAGGCCGACATCGAGATCGACAAGATGGAAGCGATCGCACTGATGCTGGCGGAGATGGCGGAGCGGGAGCGTTTGATCTGAGTTTTTAACCACGAAAGGAAGTTCGCTATGCGCAAATTATTTCTAAGTCTGATCGCTTCAACGGCCCTGATCACCGCGGCCCATGCCGACACCTTCGTCACGCTCGGCGGCGTCAGTTGGAACACCACCAATTCCGGCAATGTCTCGCTCGACCCGACCGTCCCCGGCGGCAACCAGCCACAGAACGCGCCGTGCATCATCTGCGGCGCCAACCAGCCGCAGCAGCCTGCCGGCTTCGGCTACAACGACTACTCCAATGCCGGGAATACCGTCACTGTTTCGGCGTTCTCCGATCAGGGCAATGGCGGCCGCAATACGCTGGCGGACGACACCATTGGTCTGGTCAACGCCGGTTACACCATCAACGCCGGTTCGCCGTTCCTGTCGTTCCTGCTGGCGAACGGCGCAACACCGGGCAGTCTTGGCTTCTCGATCGGCCTCGACGTCAACGACAACAATACCGCGCAGACCTTGAACAGTTTCTACTTCCTCGACCTGACTACGCACACCGTGCTGGCGTCCTATACCGGCGGCACCACCGGCAATCTGACCAACGCCAACAACGGCACCGGCTTCCCCGACTACACATTGAGCGGCTTCACGCTCAACGGCGTTAATTCCGGCGATCAGATCCTGTTCGTCGCGCGCATGTCGGGCCTCAACGACGGACCTGACAGTTTTTTTCTTGAACCCGGTCCTGCTGCCGTTCCTGGTCCGGTGGCCGGTGCTGGTCTCCCCGGTCTGCTCGGGGCCTTTGGGCTGTGGGCCATGAACCGCTGGCGCAAGCGACGCGATGGGATGGTTGCGTAAATGCAAATCAAGATCCCGTTGAGGATAGCCAAAGCCGCGGATGACTTTGCCGATTTCCTCAACGTGGTCCTGTACCGGCGCAAGCGTTTGGTGATCCGGATCGTCGACGTGATGGTCGGCTCTATCGGGATCACCAACGTGATCTGGTGTTATGCGGCTGGTGGCTGGTGGGGCGCGCTGCAGGGCGTTCTGATGTTCGTGCTCGCCATGATGGCCGCGGTCTGGTTTTTCTGAAGGAGGCGCAGTGATGACCAACCGGCTGACACTGGCGACGCTGCTGATCCTGGTCACCATCGCCTCGGCACAGACCGCCAATAAGCTAGGCTTGATGCCGCAAGGCACACTCGTGCCGGGCCACATGCTGATCGTCGGCACCACCGCCAACGACGCCGCCGACGGTGGTCCGCCAGGACAGGCGCTTTCGATCGGGCAGACTGTGACCGGAGCGGTTGTCAATTCATGCCTCACGGTCGATGCCGCGGGTAAATTGGCGCAGACAGATTGTGCTCTTGCTCACTAGGTGGGGCTGATGACTTCCCTCGACCACCACACCGCACCATCACCACCATCATGGACCGCCGATCGGGTGCGGGATCGGCTGGTCGAGGCGTTCCTGACCGAAAAGAAAATGCCGGGGCAGCGCTTCACCAAGGTGATGCCGTCGTCCTGGCCGGTGACGCCGCTGCATGAATTCGCCGATCGGGTGTACTGGACCGACGAGCGCGAGCGGGTCTGGCAAAGCTGGGAGCATGCCAAGGGCGCCGACGCGATCGAGGTGACGCGGATGGAAGAGGCGCAAGCCTGGTTGTCCTGGCTGCCCAGGGACGAACTGCAATGCCTCGACGCCTGGGCCAAGTGCGAGGCGTTCGGCATTCCGGTGGCCAAGGCGATGCGCCGGATCGGGTTCAAGAAAACCACGTTCTATCGCAAACGGGACGATGCCAGCCAGCGGATCGCGTGTAGACTCGACAGGGAGGGCGTGCAGGTGAGGTGATTTTCATTTCCGGTCGAAGCAATCCGGCGAGAGGGTGAAAGGCCCTCACAACCCGACAGGAGACTGCAATGGCGACATACACCAAATATGACACCGCAATCGAAAAGCTCTGCAACAAACTGATCGACGCATTCGGCACCACCGATGTGTGGAAAGCGGTGATCCACACCGACGCGCCGACCACGGCGACCGATAGTATTCTCGGCGACCTGACCCAGATCGCCGGCTCGAATGGCTACACCACTGACGGATCTGACATCACCTTCAACTCGACGCGGACCGGCGGCACGGTGACCGCCACCGGCACCGACGTGGTGTGGACGGCGAGCGGCGGCAACCTCGGTGCTTCCACCACCGGACGCTACGTCACGATCTACGACTCGACCGCGACCGCGAAAGATCTGTGGGCCTCGTGGGACTACGGCGCGACGTTCACGGTCGCGACCGGCGAGACGCTGACGCTCGACTTCGGGGCCAACATATGGACCATGACGTAGCGCGAAAGCCTGAGCGGCCACTGACGATGGTGCTGGCCTGCAAGCGCCATCCGGTGGCGAAGCTGCGCGGCCTGATCCCTGACCGCTTCCTGGAAGCGCTCGAGCACAACCAGCAGATCGACTCCTGCTGCCGGCATCCGGAAAACCACGACATCGAGGCGTTCAAGTCGCGCGCTTCGGAAACCGCACCGGATATTTATATCTTCCATTGTCCGTGCGGGAGGCAACATCGCCGCTTTTGCCTCGGCGGCGGCGACGAGCGGCCGGCCTGGGAGATCGGATGAATGCGCCACCGCGCGGAAGTGCCATGCAATGGTTGCTCCCTGTGCTGCCGGATGATGACCCTGCTGCGTCCGGACCGGGGCGATGACGCCGCGAGTTACGTCACCGCCTCGTGGTATCGCGACGGGATGGACAAGCCGCCCGTCGCGATACTGGATCGGCTTCCCAACGGTGACTGCGTCTATCTTGGGCCGAACGGCTGCACGATCCACGACCGCGCACCGTATGAGTGCCGGATGTACGACTGCCGCGAGATGTTCAAGAACAGTGACCGCGCGGGCCGCAAGCTGGCGGTGAAAAACGGCGTGGTGCCGAAGGCGATCTTCGACCGCGGCAGGGAGTTGCTATGGCGCTCCCGGTAACCATCACGGGCATCTCGACGGCGGTCGCACCTGTCGGGCCGTTCAAGGTGCCAGCCACGCTATTCCAGATCGTGACCGGACTCGGCACCGGAGCGAGCTTTGGCAACAATGTTCAATATGCGAGAGGACAGTCGTTCACTACATCAGGTTCTGGCGGCTCCGTTGCTTCTGTCGTGTTCTATGTGGCGAAAAGCGGCACGCTGACCGATGGATTGCAAGTCAACCTTTATGCCACGGATGGGGCTGGGACCGTAACAGGATCGGTGCTGGCGACATCAGTGACTGTCGCGGCTTCAGCTATTAACACGACCGCCACAAGAACAGAGTTTGCCTTTGCCGCCTCGTTTGCGCTGACGCCGAGCACGCAATACGCGGCCATTCTGACCAGAACCGGCAGCCAGGACGGCTCCAATTTCTACCTTGTTTACGGTGCGGGCACCGACGTTAACGCGACAGAGAAGGGAAACCTCTTCAACGGCAGCACTTGGAGCAGCGCCACCGGCGACTACAATTTTCTTGTTACAGGGGCGTCACCCGACGCCTACTACTTCTTCGGTCGCGACGGCACCACCGCCACCACATTGCAGGCGTACAAGGCGACCGCGCCGGACACCTCATGGTCGAGCATCGCTAACCTGGCAGGAACAGCCTTCACTACAGCTTTGACGACTGCCATCAATCAATTGTCTGCATTTCAGGTTGGGAACGTAATTCATATCGCTATTGGTGCGAGTAATGGCAATGCACCGCCGTCACCAGCATATTTCTATGCGACCTTCGATGCCGCTACAGATACATTTGTTCTTAAAGAGAATATTATCATCAATCAGAACTCGGTCGGTCAGACAGGAGCAAATCAATACGGAGTTTCACTTGTTGTTCGCTCTACCGGAGAAGTCGTCGCTTTCTTCAACGGCACGCAAACCAAGACCAGCGGCACCAACTACGCCCGCGTCTATTATTCGCGGCGCACGGCGGTCAATACATGGTCTGCGGCGGTCGAGGTCGATGCGGCTGCTGCGGCAGACAGAACTTTTCCCAGTGCCATACTTGGTGCTTCGGACGCGGTTCATTTCCTGTCTGCCTTGCCCGCATCGACAAGTCTGTATCAAAGAACCCTGTCTTCAGCGAATGTTTTGCAGACTGAAAGTGTCACCACCATAGGAAGCTCGCTGGTAGCTTCTCCCTATGGACTTTCTTATCTGCGATCCGCGACAACGAAGATCGTTGCGGGCGAGTATTCAAACGGCGATATTGCGATACGGTTTGACAGCGGCAATACACCAACACTTGCGAGGGCTACGATACTAGCCAACCTCGGTGCTCTGCGCCTCTCCAACGATGGCACCGACGTATGGGCACTATACCGCAACGCTACCGATAGCGACCTCTATGTCAAGAAGTCCACGGATGACGGCGGAACATGGGGAACAGCCACCAATGTGTTTACTGGCACAGTTGGTGCAACCGACCCGGTGTTGTCGATCTACGGCGACATCTACACGCGCGGCACAGCCGTCGTCATCCCCTACATCGTCAACGACAACGGCACGCTGAAATACAACGAGTATACGGTTCGCACCACCGGGCCGGTCGATCATCCGCTGACAGCTGCCGGTGGCAGTTACGCACTGACCGGCGCCAGCACGACTTCTGTTCTACTCAAGCGCAGGATCGATGCCACCACCGGCGCTGCTTACGCGCTGACCGGCGCATCGACCACCAATCTCCTGCAACAGGCGCGGATCGATGCCACCGTCGGCGGCACCTATGCACTGACCGGTGCTGCCACCACCAGCCTGCTGCACAAGGTGAGGCAGAACGCGCTCGGCGGTTCATATGCCCTGACCGGCACCGATGCGGCGATCACCAAGGCCGCCGGACTGGTCAACAAGACACTGCCGGCAGCCGGCAGCAGTTACGCGCTATCAGGCACCGATGCCGCAATCATCAAGCGCACCTTCAAGACGCTGGCGGCGGTTGGTGGATCCTATGCGCTGGCCGGCACGGCAACCGGCGTGCTTCATGCCTGGCGACCAGTGGCCGGCAGTGGTTCGTATGCGCTGACCGGCACCGCGGCGACGGTGACGAAGTTTGCCAACAAGTCGCTGATTGCCGGCTCGAGCAGTTACAGTCTCACCGGCGCGGCCACCACCAATCTGCGGCACGGCTGGAAAGTTGTCGCGACAACGCCGGCGAGTTATTCGCTGGCCGGCAGCGCTGCCACGTTCGTCATTCACAGGGATCTGCTGAGCGCCGCGCCGGGCACCTATGCACTGACCGGCACCGCGGTTGCGTTCTCGATCCGCTCCGACAAGTTCGTCTCGGCCGCCACCGGCAATTATATTCTCATCGGCACCGCAGCGACGATGCGGCGGACCTACAAGTCGGCAGCACTGGCTGGAAGCTATGCCGTCACCGGAACGGCCGCGAGCCCAAGATACGGAAGGCAAGTCGCCGCGACTGTCGGCTCCTATTCGCTCACCGGCTCGACGGCTTCGGTATTGCATGGGTGGAAGCCTGCCGCGCTCAGTGGATCCTATGCACTCACCGGCGCGCCAGCGACGCTGCAACATGTCTGGAACATAGCCGCGATCGCCGGCTCTTATGCGCTGGCCGGCACCGCGGCGTCGGTGCTGCATCGCGATCGGCTGACGGCAACCGGCGGCAGTTACGCGCTCATTGGAACAGCGGCGCTCGTCCGCTACGGCTACAAGGTTCCGGCAGGCGCATCGAGCTACGCATTGACCGGCGCTGCGGTTGCCTTCCCGCGAAAGCGCGTGCTGACTGCCGATCCCTTGATCGGCCGCTATACGCTCACCGGCAAGCCGGCGCTGGTGCTGTATCGCTGGACGGTGCGCGCGACCGGCGGTGCCTATGCCTACAGCGGCACGCCGGCCGTCGTACGACGTGTCAGGACTATCACGGCGGCGCCTGGCGCCTACGCACTGACCGGCTCGAGCGCCATCATCAACCTGATCGGCCTGCATTCCGTGCTGGCCGAACCCGGCAGCTATGCCATCACCGGCAATGTGGCGCGGATCTTCACCGGCGAATGGACTATTTCCGATCGCACCGTGCAAGCATTGGCCGAGGTCCGCAGTGCTGCGGCAACAGCCGAGATCCGCAGCGTGAAGGCTATTGCAGAAACCCGTATGGTGAAGGTGGCGACGGAAAGCCGTCACGTATTGGCGATCGAGGAATTCAGAACCATCCAGGCAAGAGGAGAAAGCCATGGCGTTTCCCAAATGGAGCGACAAGGATCCCGACGAAGTGCTGGACTACAACATCGACTGGTCGCCACGGCTGACAAGCCCTGACGTCATCTCGGCCTCGCAATGGTTCGTGCCGACAGGACTGATCGCGGATAACGAGGAAATGACCGACAACTCGACCACGGTCTGGCTGTCGAGCGGCACGCTCGGCACGGTCTACGACGTCCTGAACCGGATCGACACCGTCGAAGGAAGGACCATGGACCAGACCGTCACGCTCAAGATCAAGACCAAATAACTACATCTATGGCCGTGGCTTCATCTGACCCCCTTGACATGGTGGGACAAACGGAACCATTTTAGCCCTTGTGACCGATAGGGTGTGACTGTCCTGCCGCAAGCCCCCTTGTACGGGATCAGCTCTTTCGCCTTTCGCTGAGGCCTTGGCTCTATCGGTCCGACCCTTTCACGTGAAACCCTCAGATGTCGAAGCTACGAAGCTTGCGTCCTCACGTGCGTACCGTGAACACCAGCACCACGCCGTTAGCTCCCAAGGTCAAGGACCCGATCTATAATTCACCTGAGTTCATCGCATGGCGAACCATGGTGGTGGCAAGGGCAGGCATGAGATGCGAAGCCATCGATGAGCATGGCTTACGGTGCAGCAAGGCATCGCCTGAGCATCGTCTCTATGCTGACCACATCAGGGAACTAAGGGAAGGCGGATCACTGACCGACCTTGCCAATGGTCAATGCCTCTGTGCCTCGCATCATACGCTCAAGACATTGGACATGAGGATGCGACGCCATCGCAATTGATCAAGGGAACGTTCCGATGGGTTCCGTTTGCTTTGGGAACCGCGATGGAACGTTCCGAGGGGGGGTGGGAACAAATCCGGGGGTCGGAACCCGCTATACCCGCCACAGTCCTCACGCAGACGTTTTTTGCGGTCTTCGGGGGTCAAGGAACGTTCCGTCTGAAATAACGCACCGGTGACTCGCGCTGGAACGGGGCGAGCCCATTGGTGAGCAATGAAGGAACCAACTATGCCAAGATCCAAGAAACCGATGATGCCGCTCGACTACATGCTGAAAGTTATCCGCGACGAGACCGCCACCAAAGAACGGCGGGACGCCATGGCGATCTCGGCAGCGCCCTATTGCCATGCCAGGCTGTCTTACCTGCGAACCGGCAAGAACGATCAACGGATGCAAGCCGCGGAAACGGCTGGCGAGGGCACCGCCTGGGCCAATGATCTCGACGAGATCCGCGCCAACTAATGCTGACAAAGTCCTGGGACACCAGTTGTCTGGACTGGGAAGAACGCCTTCTCACCGGCAAGTCGTTAATCCCGCAATTACCGCTATTTCCGAACGAGGCGGCGCGGGCGCTGCGGTGCTTCAAGCGGCTGCGGTTGCCGGATGTGATCGGAACGCCGACGCTGGAGGCTGCCTGCGGTCCGTGGTTCTTTCCGATCGTCGAGGCGCTGTTCGGTTCCTACGATCCCGACAGCAACGTCCGACATATTTCGGAAGTGTTCCAGTTGATCCCGAAAGGCAACAGCAAGAGCTCCAACGGCGGCGCGGTGATGCTCACCGCGCTGATCGTTAACCGCAGACCGGAAGCCGAATATCTGTTCATCGCGCCGACCATGGAAATCGCCTCGATTGCCTACAAGCAGGCCAAGGGCACCATCCGGCTCGACCCGGAACTGTCGAAGATCTTTCACGTCCAGGACAATCTCAAGAAGATCACGCATTTGCGAACCCGCGCCACGCTGCAGATCAAGGCGGCCGACACCGACGTCATCACCGGCAGCAAGGCCACCGGGACCATGATCGACGAGACGCATCAATTCGCCAGGAAGGGCAACGCCGCGGAGGTCTTCATCGAACTGCGCGGTGCGCTGACCAAACGGCCGGACGGGTTCCTGTTCCAGACCACGACGCAGTCGAAGCAGCAGCCGAGCGGGGTGTTCGCCTCCGAGCTCGCCATGGCCAGGGCCGTGCGCGACGGCAAGACCAAAATGCCGCTGCTGCCGGTGCTGTACGAGTTGCCGGAACGGCTCAACCGTGACGACGGCTGGAAGGACCGCCGTTACTGGCCGCTGGTCAATCCGAACCTGGGACGATCGACCAACGCCGACTTCCTGGCGCGCGAGGTGCTGCGGGCGGAGGCGGATGGGCCGGCCGCGGTGGCGCTGATCGCCAGCCAGCATTTCAACGTCCAGATCGGCATCTCGCTAAGGGCCGATGGCTGGGCCGGCGCCAACTACTGGAACCGGGGCGTGGAAGCGCCGCTGACATTGGACGACGTGATCGAGCGCTCGGAAGCGGTGGTGGTCGGGATCGACGGCGGCGGGCTCGACGACCTGCTCGGCATCGCGGTGCTCGGACGGGAGAAGGACAGCAAGCGGCATTTGTGCTGGACCCATGCCCTGATCTCGCCGGAAGGGCTCGAGCGGCGCAAGGCCAATGCCGGCTTCTACGACCGGTTCACCGGCGACGGCGATCTCACGGTGGTCGACGAGTTGCCGGACGACATCTCGTTCGTGATCGACATCGTCGAGAAGGTCAAGGCCACGAAAAAGCTCGCCGGGGTCGGCGTCGATGCGATCGGGATCGGCGGCATCGTCGATGCGCTGGCGCGGATCGGGGTGACGCAGGAAAACAACCTGCTGGCCGGTGTCCGCCAGGGTATCTCGCTGATGGGCGCGATCAAGACGGTGGAGCGCAAGCTGGTCGACGGCTCGTTCAAGCACGCCGGGAGTGCGCTGATGGCCTGGTGCGCCGGCAACGCGCGGATCGTGCCGACGCCGACGGGGATGCGGATCGCCAGGGATGATAGTGGCTTCGGCAAGATCGATCCCTTGATGGCGCTGTTCAACGCCACCGCGCTACTGGCGCTCAACCCGGTGCCGGAAAAGCGGCCGGAAGTAAGGATGTTCTTCGCGTGACCGACTTCACGATTTACGCGCCGATCGTCGAGTGTCGGTTTTGCGAGGGCAAAAAATATCTGACCTCCTCGATAGGCACGACGGTCGAATGTCCCGCTTGCGACGGTCGAGGCGAAACACTCTGGATGCCAAGGCCACCGGAACCCAGGCGTAAGCGCTGCGAATTCTGCGATGCCCTGATTAAGGATTAACCCCATGCCGCGCGTCTTTACCAACGCCACCATCGCCGCCGGCCAGTCGCTCTCGACGTCGGTCGACTGCCGCAACGGCGCGCCGGTGCTGCTGTTCATGCCGATGGCCTGGACCTCGGCGCGGATAAGCTACCAGCTGTCGAACGACGGCACCAATTTCTGGGACCTGTTCGACCGCACCTCGCGGGAGATCGCGGTCAACGTCCGCGCCGGCACCGTGGTGCGGTTCAACCCGGAATGGACCGACTCGGCGCTCGGTTGCTGGATCAAGATCCGGTCCGGCTCCTGCGACGGGCCGATCGTGGCGCAGGAAAGTAGCCGCGTCTTCACGATCCTGATCAATACCAGCGCGCAGGCGCTGCAGGCCGAGGAACACTGACCATGCTCAACCGGGCCTACAGCCTGCTTGAAATCAAGCGGGTCGACGAAGACGCGCGCGAGATCACCGGCTGGGCGACGACGCCGGCGGCGGATCGCTTGAACGACGTGGTCGAGCCGGAAGGCGCCCAGTACAAATTGCCGCTGCCGCTGTTGTGGCAGCACAATGCCGGCGATCCGATCGGCCATGTCACCGCGGCGGTGGTCTCCAAGGCCGGCATCGAGATCACGGCGAAGATCGCCAAGGACGTGACAAGCGAGATCGACCGCGCCTGGTCGCTGATCAAGGCCGGCCTGGTGACCGGGCTGTCGATCGGGTTCAAGTCGATCGAGCATGAGTTCATCAAGGAGACCAAGGGCATTCGCTTCAAGAAATGGTCCTGGCTGGAATTGTCGGCCGTCACCATCCCCGCCAACGAGACCGCCACCATCACCACGATACGATCTCTGGTTCGCGCTTGCGATACCATCGACACCGCGCAGCGGGCCGCGTCAGGCCAGCAAGTTGCCGGCGTCATTTCCCAGAACCCACCGGGCGCCTCCGGAGCAAAGCAACCCATTGCCCCGGAGGGCACGAAGATGAAAACCATTGCCGAGCAGATCACTGCGCTTGAGGCCAAGCGTGCGGCTGACGCCGCGCGCATGGAAGCCGTCATGCAGAAGAGCCTCGATGAGGATCGCACCGCGGACGAAGCCGAGCAGACCGAATTCGACACGCTGAACACCGAGCTCGAGGCGGTCGACAAGCAACTGGTGCGGCTGCGCCGGCTTGAACAGACCAAGACGGTCACGGCCAAGCCGGTGCTCAAGGCCGAGACCGCGGCCGAAGGCTCGTTTGCCCGCGGCGGCTTCTCGCCGATCTATGCGGTGCCGGCCGAGAAGATCGCGCCGCAGGATTATGTCTGGCGCTCGCTGGTCTGCGCGGTGAAAGGGCATTTCACCAAGCAGTCGCCGCTGCAGGTGCTCAAGCAGGAGTATGGCGACGACGAGCCGACCCGCGCGGTGCTCTCCGTCATCACCAAGGCGGCGGCGATCCCGGCCGATACGGTGACCTCGGGCTGGGCCGACAAGCTGGTGGTGACCTCGATCCAGGATTTCTTCGACGCGCTGATGCCGAACTCGGTCTACCCGCCATTGGCGGCGAAGGGCGGCAAGTTCTCGTTCGGCCGTGCCGGCATTGTCACGATGCCGACGCGATCGTCGACGCCGACCATCGCCGGCTCGTTCGTGGCCCAGGGCGCGCCGATTCCGGTCCGCCAGGGCGCGTTCGCCTCGATCTCCTTCACGCCGAAGAAGATGGGCGTGATCTCGACCATGACCCGCGACATCGCCGAGCATTCGACGCCGGCGATCGATGCCTTGATCCGCCAGGCCATCATCGAGGACACCAACGTCGCGATCGACTCGATCCTGCTCGACGCCACCGCGGCCGACACCACCCGGCCGGCCGGGCTGCGCAACGGCGTGGCGGCCACCACGGCCACCGCCGGCGGCGCCATTGCGGCGCTGATCGGCGATATCCGCGGGCTGACCTCGGCACTGATCACCGGCACCAAGGGCAATCTGCGCTCGCCGGTGTGGATCATGAACCCTGGCGACGTGCTGGCGGCGTCACTGCTGCAGGCCACCGCCGGCGGCGGCGAATTCCCGTTCAAGGACGAATTGTCGCGCGGGATGCTGCAGGGCTATCCGGTGATCCAGTCCTCCAACGTCGCAAGCGACCTGATGCTCTTGGTCGATGCGGCGGATTTCATCTCGGTGACCGGCGACACGCCTCGGTTCGACGTCTCGGACCAGGCCACGCTGCACATGGAAGATACCACGCCATTGCAGATCGCCACCGGCGCGCAGGGTTCGGGCGTGTTGGCAACGCCGACCCGGTCGCTGTGGCAGACGGACACCATCGGCATCCGGATGATGCTTGACATCAATTGGGGCCTAAGGCGAACCGGCGTCATCGCCTGGACCCAAACCATGACCTGGAACTAGGAAAGGAAAGTTAGATGGCACAGACACCCGCCAAGACCAAGGACCATCCCGACGCCAAGGCGCTCGCGACCCAGCGCGAGGCACAGGCCAAGAGCAACGCGGAGGCCATGAAGCGGATGGAGTCGACGCAACCGACGCCGACCCAGGAGGAAAACGACCTGGCGGCGATCGGCATCCATGTCGAAGAAAAGCAGGACACCGGCGCCGGCCCGACCATCATCCGGACCACCACGGTGGCCAACGTGCCGCTCGGGGCGCCGCTTCCGGATCATCCCGAGCCGACGCCGCAGGCCAAGGCCAAGCGCGAATAAATGCGTATCCTCGGCCTACCGATCCCGTTCACCGGCGAGAAGGCGTTGTCCTCCTTGCCGGTGAACTCTTCGAGCTATACCTGGCCGATCATCCGCGAGAGCTATCCGGGTGCCTGGCAGCAGAACACGATCATCAATACCGACAACGCGGCGAGCTTTCATGCCGACTTTGCCTGCAAGACCCTGATCGCGCGCGACATCGCCAAACTGCGATTGAAGCTGGTCGAGAAGGATAGTGACGATATCTGGACCGAAGTCACCAACCCGGCGTTTTCGCCGGTGCTGCGGCGGCCGAACGACTACCAGACCCACAACCAGTTCTGGGAATGCTGGGTGCTGTCGAAACTGTCGCGCGGCAATACCTACGTCTTGAAACAGCGCGACAACCGCAACGTGGTCACCGCGCTGCATGTGCTCGATCCCAACCGGGTGCAGCCTTTGGTCGGCGACGGCGGCGCGGTGTTCTACCGGCTGTCATCGGACAACCTGGTCGACGTCGGCGAGATGACGGTGCCGTCCCGCGAAATCATCCACGACCGCATGAACTGCCTGTTTCATCCCCTGGTCGGCACGCCGCCGGTGTTTGCGAGCGGCCTGGCCTCGATGCTGGGCCTGAATGCGCAGAAGGCGAGCGCGCTGCTGTTCGAGAATGCCTCGACGCCGGGCGGCATCCTGACGCTGCCGGGCGAGGTGAGCCAGGAGGAAGAGCAGCGCTTCAAGGAGCAATGGGAAACCAGGTTTTCGCGCGTCAACCTCGGCCGCGTCGCCATCATGACTGGCGGCGCCAAGTACGAAAAGATGGCGATGACCAACGTCGAGGGCCAGATGGTCGAGTCGCTGAAATGGTCGGCCGAGGTGGTCTGCTCGGTCTATCATGTGCCGCCCTACAAGGTCGGCGTCGGCGCGCTGCCGTCCTACAACAACGTGCAGGCGCTCAACGTCGAATATTATTCGCAGGCGCTGCAGTCGCACATCGAGGAGATCGAGGAATTGCTCGACTACGCGCTCGGCATCGGCTGGGGAAGTTCGCTCGGCACCGAGTTCGATACCGACAATCTGTTGCGGATGGACTCGGTCACCCAGATCATCGCCATCAAGGATGCGGTCGGCGCCGGCGTGATGGCACCGAACGAGGGCCGCAACAAGCTCAATCTGAAGCCGGTCGACGGCGGCGAGTCGCCTTATCTGCAGCAGCAGAATTATTCGCTGGCCGCGCTCGCCAAGCGTGACGCGCAGGCCGATCCGTTCGCGTCGAAGACGCCGGCGGCGCCACAGCCGAAGCCGGTCGATCAGGCAGTGAAGCCGGATCCGGCTGCCGCCACCGCCAAGTCAATCAACCTCGACCGCGTTACCGACCTGTTCGCGAGGGCAGCGTGATGGATCTGCAGGAAGCGTTCGACCGCGGGTTCGAGGCGGTCAAGAGCTACATCGACGCCGAGATCAATGCCCTGAAAGCGATTGAGCCGATCCCAGGGCCGGCGGGCGAGGCCGGACCATCGGGGCCGGCCGGCGAGAAGGGTGAGCCGGGCGATGCCGGCGGCAAGGGCGAGCCCGGCCGCGACGGCCGCGACACCGCCGACCTTTCGCTGCTGCGTTCCTACATTGCCGAGCAGGTCGGCCAGATGTTCAAGGCGATGACCATCACCTCTGACGACGGCGGGCGCACCTTGCAGGCCACGGTCGGCGAGGTGGTTCACGAGATCAAGACCGCCATTCCGCTCGACGCCGGAGTGTGGTCCGAGCGGGCGTTTGCTCCGGGCGATGCCGTCAGCCATGGCGGTTCGCTGTTCATCGCGCAGACCGAAACCGCGGCGAAGCCGGGCAAGAGCTCTGACTGGCGGCTGGCGGTCAAGCGCGGCAATGACGGCCGCGACTGGCGGGCCGACGACAAGCGCAACGGTGAACCGGTGAGGTTCAAATAATGCACCAGATCCTCGAAATCCTCGACGAGGCGCCGGAAAGCGCTGGGCCCGATCTGGTCACGCTCGATGACCTCAAGCTGGCGCTCGGCATTACCGGGGTTTCCGAGGACGCGGCGCTGGAAGCCGCCATCGCCTTCCAGTCACGCATCATTGCGGAATATTGCAATCGCCGGTTCGGGCGCGCCGACGCGCAGGAAACCTTCACCTTCAACCGCGGCGAAGTGCTCAACACCTGGCAGGCGCAGGCGCGCCAGGCGCTGACGCTGTCGCTGTATCCGGTGGCCGAGATCTCGGAAGTGACGAGCTCGGGCGCGATCACGGCCGACTACGAGTTCGACCCGGCCAGCGGGCGGGTGTGGGTGAGCGGCCACACCTGGTCGGAAACCTGGTGGCAGCAGGCCACCATCAGCGTGGTCTATTCCGGCGGTTACGATCTGCCGGAACAAGCGCCGGCCCGATTGTCCAACGCGGTGATCCAGGCGGTCAGCGAGCGGCGGATGAGCGGCAACCGCGATCCGCTGATCCGCGAGGTGCAGCATGGCGATACAAGGATCGGCTATTTCTCGATGGCCACTGCCTCGGTGCTGCCGGGCTTCCTGTCGGAGCCGATCATGAGCCTGATCAAACCCTACCGGCGGCTGCATGTCGCTTGATTACTCCATCGCGCTCTACGATCCCGTCTATGCCGCGATCGGCGTGCCGGCGACGCTCACCCGAGGGGCCGTTGCGATCTCGCTGACCGTGGTCGACGACACAAGGCCGAAACAATTGCCGGCCGGGGTGTCGGCGGACGTCCGCGGCATCGGGCCGGGCGCGTTCGCGCGGATCCCCGAGTTGGCGGCGAGCGGGATCGCGCGTGATGACTGGCTCGACGCGGTGCTGTCCTTCAACGGCCGCAGTTGGATCGTGCGCTCGTTCGAGGTGCGGGGATCGCCGAACGGCGAGGATTTTGGCGAGGTGCGGTTTCTGCTGAAGGCGGCGGAATGAGTGATATTCGCGAGGACATCCTGGCGCGGCTGGCTGCGGTGATCGCCACCGTGCCGAACATGCGCTCGGTTCACCGCAACAATACCGACATCACCGACGACCAGATGCCGGCGGCATTGCTGCTCGACGGCGACGAGGACGTGGTGGCGGGCAACATCTCAAACCGGCCGAACAACCGGCCGCTGATGGTGGAGATGACGCCGGAAATCCAGATCGTCGAGCAGTCCGCCACGATCGGCAGTGACCTGACGGCGTTCCGGGCCGCGTTGATGAAACTGGTCCTGACCGACGCCACGCTGAATACGCTGACCAGCAGTAACGGCGACGTCAATTATCTCGGCTGCGAAACCTCGCTGGGCTGGGCCGAGAAACAGTACGGCGCGCTGCAGATGAAGTTCATGTTCAAATATCCGCTGAAACCCGACGAGCTCTGAGAGGAGACCACCACCATGCCGGCACCGCCCAACGTTGCGAACTATCACATCGGCAAAGGGATAGTCAGTTTCAAGGAAACCGGGGCCTCGAGCTTTGTCGATCTCGGCAACGCACCGTCGTTTCTCTACACGCCGAAAACCGAAAGGAAGGAGCACTTTTCGTCCCGGACCGGCGTCAAGACCAAGGATTTCACCGCCGTCACCACCGCGGGCGCCTCCGTCAAGTTTACCCTCGACGAGATCACCGGCAACAATCTCGCCATGTTCGCACTGGCCACGATCGACGCCACCACGCCGGGCCAGATCATCCTGAGCGGCTTGAAAAAAACCGTGTATACCGGCGATCTCAAAATCGTCGGCACCAACGCGATCGGCCAGACCGTCGACTTCGTGGCCACGGTTTCGTTCGTCCCGTCGGGCGATTTTTCCTTCATTACCGATGGCGATGACTTTTCCACCATCGAGATCGAGGCCGAGGTGCAAGCCGGCTCCAGCGGCGAGTTCGGGCTGTGGACCGTCCACGACATTCCCTACAAAAAAGTCACCGTTGCGGTGGTCGCATCGGGCGGCACCGCTTATGCGGTCGGCAATACGATCTCGCTCGGCAACGGCGTTGTGCTCACCGTTGCTACGCTGACATCGACGGCGGTGGCCACCGCGACCATCACCAATCCGGGCAGCATTCCGTCGACCGCGACGCCGCCGACCAACCCGGTGGCGCAGGTATCGAGCAACGGCGCCGGCACCGGCGCGACCTTTACCCTGACATGGGCGGCGGGCTTCTAATGGCAGACCTTCTGGACATCGCACCTTCCACCGCGGTCGAGGCGGTCAGGATCTCGGGCGGCGAGCGGCTGGTGGTGCGCGGCTTGAACGGCAATGCGATCGCATCGATCGCGGCACGGTTTCCGGCGCTGGTGATGCTGCTCGGCGGCGGTGGCGCCGATGTGGTGGCGCGGCTGGTCTCGCAATTCGGCAGCGCGATCGGGCCGATCATCGCGGCGGGCTGCGGCCATCCCGGCGACGAGGCGGCCGAGGAAATTGCCGATGCGTTGCTGCCGGAAGACCAGTTGAAACTGGTACTGGCGATTTACCGGCTGACATTCCCAAACGGGCTAAGCCCCTTCGTCGAGGCGATGACGAGCCTGATGGCAGGGGCCGACGAAAAGCCAAAGGTCGTCAGGGTGCGCTTGAGCAAATCGCCATCGGCATCACCGCCATCATCCGACGAGGTTTCCCGCCCGATCATGCAATGAGCCTGACGCCGCGGCAGGTCGCGGCCTACCTGGAATTTTCCGATCATCTGGATCGCATCGAGCGCGCCGACGCGCTGCTGGTGGCGGCGATCGGTAGCCAGGGCGACCAGAAGGCGATCGAGAAGGTGCTCAAGGAATTGGGCGGGTGATGATGTGCGGATACTTGTCAAATTCTCGCTTTAAATCCTTGATGCTAGCGCCACTATTATCAAACTTGGCTCGGTAGATCATCAAGGTCATGTTGGCGTATGCTTCAACGAATTCTTTACAGTAAGGCTCCGGACGATCGGATGTGCATTGAGCCCGCACATCCTTCACCGAGAGGTTTAGTCTGCTCTGCAACTGTTCGGCCAACCGATCGATGTCGGACTGCGCCATGATGGGCGCCTTCATATTGGATGCGATCAAGCCGAGGAAACCGATGACCACGATCACCAGGATCATTAATAGCTTCGTCATGTAAGCCCCCTTGTCCGGTCGATCCTAAACGATCGGCGGCCTATCTGTCTTGCTCATCCAGGCCAATCTCTTGCTAATCCACGCCAAAAGGTCAAGGAATGGCTGAATTCAAGGTAACCAGCAACACGCCGGATTGGCTGGCCGCGATCCGCGACAAGCAGAAGCCGGTGGCCGAGGCTGCGGTCGCCGCGCTGCGCGAGACCGCCGCCAATTCGGTGCAGGAAGGCCGCAAGGACATCGCCACCGCCGGCGCGTTCGTCGGCACCTGGGTGAGCGGCCTGCAGTACCGCACCAAGGGCGCGCGGCAAGGCGCGTCGCCGTCTCTGAATGCCGAGGCCACCATCTTCCACCGCTACGGTATCGCGGCGGTGTTCGAGCATGGTGCGACCATTGCCGGCAAGCCGCTGTTGTGGATCCCGACCACGCGCGGCGGGCCGGCGCCGAAGAAGAGCGGCAAGAAACTGGTATCGGCGACCATCAACGGCCATCCGGTGCTGTTCGATGCCGCCGACCACGACCGCCACCGCAAGCCGCTCTATGTCGGCGTGCCGTCTGTCCGTATCAAGAAGCGCTTCCACATCACCGAAATCGTCAAGGACAACGTCAAGCACATGGCCGAATTGTTCATCAAGAATTTCAAGGGATAACCATGGCCGAAAAACTCTCCATCACCATCGCGCTGGAAGGCGGCAAGCAGATCGAGCAGCAACTCGCCTCGATCGGCAAGGCCGGCCAGCAGGCGTTCACCGACATCTCGAAGGCGGCGCAAGCGGCCGGCGGCTTCAAGAACCTCAAGCCGGAAGAGGTGACGGCGAAGCTGCAGCAGATGGGCATCACCGGCAAGGACGCGCTCGACAAGATTTCGGGCGCCGTGCAGACCGCGACCCGGCTGGAGACCCTGGTCGGCGTGGTGGCGAAGGTCGAGGCCGGGTTCGCCAATGTCGGCGCGGCGGCAGCCTCGTTCGGCCGGGCATTGGGACCGATCGGGATCGCGGCGACCGCTGTCGGCATCGGGCTGGTCAAGGTGATGGCCGACGCCGCCACCGCCATCAGCAAGGCCGATGCCGAGGCGATCAAGCTCGGTTTGTCGATCGAGAAATTTTCTCAACTCAAGCAGGGCTTCGAGGCGGCCGGTCTGTCGGCGAAGGCGGTCGAAAGCGGCATGAGCGCGATCGGCAAGGCGATCGAGCAGGCCAAACTCGCCCAGGTCACCAAGGAGGTCACGGACCTGCAGAACCAGCTCAAGGTTGGCCTGGGCGGCGTCGGTCTTAGCCAGTTCTCAAAACTGATCGAGATGGCGCAGGGTGTCGGCAAGGCGGCCGAGGCGGCGCAGAAGGCGCTGGCAGATTTCGGCATCACCCAGCTGAACCTCACCCATTCACTGCCGGACTTCATCAACAAGTTCGGCGGCGACGTGCCCAAAGCCGTGGCGGCGTTCGTCGAGCAGTTGCGCACCATGCCGGACTCGGCCAACCGCACCGAGCGGGCGATCGCCGGCCTCGGCGACGCCGGCGTCGAACTGGTGCAGGCGTTCCGCATTGGTGCCATCACTGCCGACCAGTTCAGGGAACGGCTGACCAATCTGACGCAGGAGCAGGCCAACGCGGCCAATCTCGTCACGTCGGAATGGAACAAGCTGGGCATCGCCTTTGAAAATCTGAAAACCACTTTCGGCGGGACACTGCTGACCCAGGATGTCAAGGATCTGGCTGCCATCCTGAACGTCATCAACGATTTGTTGAAGCCGGAGAGCTGGACCAATTGGGGAGCCGCCGCCTCAGCGGCCATCCTCGACATCATCGCCAAGATCGGCGAACTTCTCGACAAGCTTGCGAGCATCCCGTCCTGGCTCGGCAAGGTGCTCGGCGGCGGTGGCGAGCCAGGCTCGGTCACGCCGGCGCCGGGCATGGCTGGCGGCGGCATCATCGGCGGTGCCGGCAGCGGGACCAGCGACTCGAACCTGGCCTGGGTTTCGCGCGGCGAGCACATCATGCCGGCAGCCGTGGTGCGGCAGCCGGGCGTGCTGGCGCTGCTCGAACAGCTGCGGCACGGGATGGGACATTTCGCGCTCGGCGGCGTGGTCCCTGGCCTGCCGCGGTTCGCCGACGGCGGCCTGGTCGGCCATCTCGGCACCGTGGATCTGCGCACCAATTACGGTTCGGCAACCGTGATGGCCTCGGCGAGCGCGGTCGAGCAATTGTCGCGGCTGGCGGTGACCCGGCGGATGACCTCGACCGGGCGCAAGCCGGGGTTCATCGGGTGACGATCGGGGCGGATAACAATTACACGCTGCTGGTGATGTCGACCATCGGCGTGCCGCTCTACAGCGCGCGCGGATTGACGCAGACCCTGGTGCCGGTGTCGGAAGCCAAGCCGACACCACGGCGCACCGTCAACGGCGAGCTGCGCTGGCTCGGTCTTTCACAGATGCAGAAATACGAAAGCGTGATCTCCTGTACCGACCAGCAGGCGCCGCGGCTCGACGGCATCTGGCCGGGGCTGGCGGTGCTGGTGAATTGCGTCTGCGAGCTGGCCTATGTGACGAGCGGCGGCTCGCCCGGTCGAACCGTGGTGCCCGGCACCACGCCGCGCGCCACATCGGACGGCTATACGTATTACTATCCGCAGATCGCCTTCATGGTGACCGACTACAACCAGGCGATGGACGAATACGCGCACGATTACCAGTGGCAGCTGAACTTGCGGGAGATCTGAATGCCGCTGGCCGGGCCGTTCTATTTTGCCTGGGTCGAGCCCTACGAAACCTCGTTTGACGACATCCATCACCGGATGGACGAATACATCTTCTCGGCCAGGCGGAGCATCGCCGAGGGCGAGAAGCCGCTTTTGGAAATCGAGATCCAGAATCCGCATGTCGGCATCCTGTCGCCGACGCGCAAATATTGGGCCTGGTTTGCCTGGTTCAACGGGACCACCGTCGAGCCGATATTCTTCGGCCGCGTCGTCGGAACGCCGGTGCGGATATTCGAGGAAATCATCACGCTGCAACTGGTGGCCGACCCGCTCGACTACAAGCTGCGCGTTCAAATGCTGGCGGAGACGCTGAAATACCAGCCGTTCTATGATCCGCTCTTTATCGATATCAGCCTGCGAGACGATCCGAATACGATACTGGAAGCGCACGCCAAGGTCTGGGACGTCGATCCCATCACCCTCGCTGTGACGGCCAACGACATCATCACCGGCACCGACGGCAACGAGGATTTCACCGCCGACGATCATTTCTATGATGGCATGCAAATGTCCATCGGCCAGCCGCCGACCATCGCGATCATGATGGATGCCTCGATCAACTGGACCCAGGCAGCCAGCGGCGTGGTGGACATGGGCAGTTATCGCTACACCACCTTGTCCGGGGACGGCATGCTGGGGGACTGGCCGAAACCAGGGCAGCAACTCGGAGGCGGCTATTCGGTTGCGACGAGTGAAATAACCGACGACTCGGGGACCAATGCGGCAACGATGTCGAATTTTTCGTGGCAATGGACCAACAAGGAAAAGGAGCATTCGGACGGCGACTCGATGAGCAAGAGCCTCAATGCATCGACTCCGGTAGGCGGCAGAATAGCGGCGCAGAGACTGCTGACCGAGGAGAGACAGCCGGGATTTCTGGATCCGTTCGCCGTCGATGGCAACGGCGATCCGGCGCCGATCAACAGACCGATGCGCTACAATTCAACGACCGGTTACGTCCTTCAGTACGATCTAAGCGCGAAATTGGCGCTGCAATATGAGGCAGAGCGGCCGCGGACCGAGCGGATCGTCTTTGTGATGGTGGCGGATACGCAGCCAATACTGACCGACCCGGACATGTCCGAAGAGACCGAGGTGATGACACGCAACGGCGCCGACGCCGGCGTGCCGATCGCAAATCTGGTGAATTGGAGAGCTGTCGCGGAATTCGAGCCTGGCCAGATTATTTTTCCGGATAACCCCAATATTCCCGGTGGAAAGTCGGCGCAGATTTGCATCAGTGGCGGCATCGTCGGGCCGACGCCGCCGGCATTCAGCGATATCGTCGGCGTCGCCACGGTGGACGGGACCGTGACCTGGTCGAGCCTCGGCCGGGCGGCGCCATTGGTCAATGCGGTGGACTGGACGCCGATCTCCAGTGTCAATCTCGGCCAGATCATCCAGCCCAGGCGACCGGCCTTTGTGGCTTTCGGCCAGTTGCAGTTGCCGGGTAAAAATCGCTATCCGCAAGTCGATGTCGCCGTGACAGAGGGCCAGATCGTGCAGGCCGCCAATGGTTCCTATCAGGTTTGCACGCTGGCCGGCGACGTTCCGCCGAATGTCACTCCGGCATTCTCCGCCGTCTGGGGCGACGTCACGGCTGTCGGTTCGTCACAATGGACCTCGCTCGGCGTGTCGCTGCCCTACGGCAACGCCTATTTCATTGCCACCCAGGCCGGTGTCACCGGACCGGAACACCTGATACCCGCGTTTGACACGGTGCTGGATTCCACCACGGTGGATAATACGGTGGCATGGACCTGCATCGGCAACGGCTACATTCCGGCGGGAGGAATACCGGGAAACGTGCCTGCGCCAACCTACTTTGCAGCCGATGGCGGGCTGGGCAGCCTCGGATACCTGGCTCTGCTGGTGCGTGCCAGGCTGCTCTATAGAGCGCGCTGCGTCGAGATCCAGTTCGATTGCGATTATGCGCGGGGCGTCAGCCTGACAACGCGCAAGACAGTCACCCTGCACGACCCGCGAATTCCCGGCGGCACGGCATTGGGCAAACTGAAAGCCGCGGAATTGTCCGTCAGCGATACCGGCGTTGCCGGTTGTCGCGTGACAATCATGTGCTGCGCCGGCCTCGGCGGCGCAGTCGAGGAAAACGAGGGCGACCCGCTCTATGTGGATGCCGGCTATGTCGACGATTATCAGAAAAGGGACAATGTCGTGGTCGTGTTGCCGGGAGGCGATCTCGGTTATGAACCACCCTCCTATGCGGTTGCGGACGACGGCCTGACGTTTCCGCTGACCCGCGACATGATCACGGTGATCAACCAGGTCAACGGCGATCAAATCGAGGTCGCGCGGCAGGCATTGGACGCGATGCAGGCGGCGGCACAAGGCGCAAGCTCGCCGAATTCCCTGAACCAGGAATATTTGAAGAAACGCGAAGACGAAATGATCAAGGCCAACACGCTGCCGATGCTGTTGCGGCAAAATCCGATCTGGCATGAAATCCAACTCAAGCCGGTCAACGGCGGGGTGTTCCATAACGTCTATAATGTGCGGGTCAGCCACCTCAAGATCCCGATGGGCATCAACCTTCAAGCGAGTTCGATGACATGAGCACGGAATTCGAATCGCTGGTTCGCCCGTTCCAGAGCGCCAATATCACGCCGGCGCCAACCGTCTATACGCCGGGGCAGATCGGCGTGCCCAACGTCAAGATGCAACTGGGCCGAAGCGGTTCCGGCAACGCCATGACCGGATCCTACAGCGTCAGCGAGACGTACTACATGACCAAATATGAAACCGAGCGCAAGACGCCGTTCAAGAGCGCGCATCACAGTCAGTTCGTCGGCAAGTTCGGCCAGGGCGTGATCGGTCAGCCGATGGGCGGCGGTTGATGGGATTTAGCGATGCCGATATCCGGGCTTCGCACACCATCCGGATCTTCGGCACCAACAAGGACAAGGAGGTGCTGCAAGACATCTGGCTCGACATCGAGCGCATCGACGTATTTCGCATCACCACCCAATCGCCGTCCGGCCAGTTCCAGGGCGTGGTGCGGCGGCTGTACTGGCTCGACGATCCCGATGATCCGGCCTATCGCGAGGACGGCAACCCGGCGCGCAGCGAAGGCACGTTGAAAATCTGCGCGCCGGACGAGGAGGACCAGGAAGATCCAAAAGAATGGGTGCCGGTCAGGACCATCATCGAAATGGCCTGGAACGAAAGTGGCGATGCCAATCAATGGAAGGCGCGGCGCGGCAACCGCACCGACGCCGAGAACATGGCGCGGACGGTGGAAGCGCGGCGCTGCTTTCACCGCGACACCATCATCGACGATGATGTCGAGGCGGCCACCGATGCCAATCCGGACCTGAAGGCCTACGTCGTCGCATCGGATCGATATGATTTTACGGATGTGAACGACGAGACCAAACAGGACAAGACTGATTATGTCGAGGTGCAATACGTCTCGTTCACGCTGGATCAATCCAGCCGCAAGGAAGACGAAGACAAGCACCAGGGCCTGCAGTTCTCGTTAAAGAATTCGCACTATCTTGATTTCAGCGATCCGGCCGAGGGGCCGGTCAATCCGGATCATGGTTTCGATCCGCCCTGGGCGCTCGATCCGTTCCAGGCCATCGTCAACGTGCAGTGGACCCCGACGGACGTGGCCGTGCTCGGAATTGCGCCGACACCGATCATCAATTCGGACTATGTGGACAGCATCACCGAGACCTCGCAAGACGGACTGGAATGGCAAACCGAATTTGACGGCAAGACCTCGAACGCCGCCAGCGGCCTCGGCAAGACCGTGGTTTGTTCCGGCAACAAATACATCGCGTTTGGCAAGCCGGTCGATCGTTCCACCGACCCCGTGACACAATATCCGGCCTGCTTCATCGCCGCCAAGGGTTTTACCATCGAACGCGGCGTCCTCGACGAGCACGGTGAACTGCAATGGGCCACGGTTGCCAGCTTGCCGATCGGCGGCGATCCGCTTTTCGTCGGCGCAAAGTCGTGCAGCTTCGCCGGCGGCGCGTTCTTCGTGTCGTATCTGAAGGACGCCGATAGCAGCGTTGCAGCCTATCTGGCGGTATCCTTCGATGGCGAGACGTTTGCGCAGGGCGTCAATCCGTTCGATGGCGTGATTGAGGCGGCGAACGGCAGCGGCATGGACCCAGGTGAAACCGACCCGGTTCCGGTCGGCGGCAATGTCGCATGGGACAAGAAAAACGAGGTCTATGTCACCACCGGCATGTACAACCGCGGATACTGGAACCTGGAGGCCACCGGTCCGGATGAAACCGTTCCGGCCAGTTTCATCGATACGAATTTCATGTCGGCGGTCTCGACCGATGGCATCAGATGGAGGCCAAAATTCGACACCTCGGAATGCTCCGGTTTATCGCCGGCCGCCGCCGGCGGCATCGGTGCCGCCAACATCACGACGTCGAGCGTGACCTTCGGCAACGGTGTCTTCGTCGCGGCGTCTTCGTATAAGCTGAACTACGACTTTTTCTCCGCGCCTTCCGTCGTTGTCTACAAGCTGACGGCTCTCGCTGCCGCGGTGGCGACTTCGACCGACGGCGTGAACTGGACCAACCACAGACTGCCGGGATCGATCTCAAGCGGCTGGGTTTATGGCGCGCATGTCGAGAGCGGCGGCACCGGATCTTGCGCCGGGTTCTACAAGGCCAGAAAAAAAGACGACAGCGGCGTGGCTGGGTTCTTCGTCACCACCGCGCTCGAAAATCCGCCGGGCCTGTCAACGCTGCCGCAAAACAAGCTGTGGCAGTCCAAGGACGGCAGCAGTTGGACCCTGGTCCGGACTGATGCCGGCAAGACTGGCTGGATCCTGAGCACCATCTACAAGAGCCGCGGCACGATCATCTACCGTGACTGAAAGTTAGGAAACGCACGTGACGCAAACCTATCGCACCGACGACCTCGCGCGCTGGGGCACCGGCCAGGGCTTCAACCTGTCGCCGGCGCAGGTCGACATCAATTTCTGGGATCTGGTGCAGCGCATGATCGCGCAGGAGGCGCGGCCGGATCCATCCGCCGGCATCGATCATTTCGAGATCGTCGGCATCAACATGTACGTCCACATGACCGACACCACGGTGATGGGGCCATATGAATTGCCGGTCGCCACCTTTCGGGATCGCGGCGTCTGGGCGCCGTCTACCGTCTACGCGAAGATGGATACATTCTCGATTAACGGCGGGCTCTATGTCGTCATCTTCGACCACACCTCGGGCTCGAGCTTCGATCCCGGCGCCAATGACGGCCTGGGCCATGACTATTACCAGTTGATGATCCAGACGCCGGGCTCGTCATTGCCGGCGGGCGGCGCGGTCGGGCAACTCCTGAAAAAGACCACGACCACCGACTATGCGGTCGGCTGGGGCCATACCAGCGCTGACGTCGTCGATTTTGTGCCGGCAACCGGATCGACCCTGACCTCGTTCAATGTCGCCGACGCGCTGGAAGAGCTCGCCGCCGAGGTGGTTAGTGGCATGATCGGCCGGCAAACCATCTGGATCCCGGCGGTCGCAATGACGCCGCGCACCAGCAACGGACCGGCTGCGGGCACCATCGAGATGGCCACCAACAAAAACATGGTGCGGACGCTCGACTTCGATGCGACCACGGCCGAATATGCGCAGTTCGACATTGCGATGCCCAAGTCGTGGAACCTGGGCAGTCTTTCTTTCAAGGCGTTCTGGTCGCACGCCGCCACGACGGTCAATTTCGGGATCGCGGTTGGCATGGATGCCGTAACGGTGTCGAATGCTGACGCTCTCGATGTCGCCTTTGGCAGCACTGTCTCGGTCAACGATATCGGCGGCGTGACCAATACGCTGTATGTGACCGGCGAGTCCGCGGCGCTGACGTTGGCCGGCTCACCGGCGGCCGGCGACCAGGTCATGTTCCGAATCAGTCGCAATCCGTCCGATGCCGGTGACACGCTGGCGATCGACGCGCGGCTGCACGGTGTCCAATTGTTCTACACCACATCAGCCGCGACAGACGATTGATGCTGCGGGTCACACAGTTAAGCGGGTTTGGCAACCGAACCGGCGCGGCGGTTTCCGGAAATAAGATACTGAGCGGCAGTGCCGCCGCCTACGGCCTCACCGGGACCGCGGCCGGCGTCACCAAATCCGGCGCGGGAAACAAGACGCTCGCCGCCGGCGCCGGCTCCTACAGTCTGGCGGGCACGGCGGCGAATGTCACCAAGGCCGGCACCAGGACGTTTTCCGCGGCAACCGGATCTTACAGTCTCACCGGGACCACGGCGGCCGTTACGAAATCGGGAGCAGAGGCGGCGGCATTCCTGGCCCGAACGTCCGGGCTCGATACCACCCATGTCAACGCCTATACGGCCTTGATTAACGGGCTGGTGGCAGATGGCATTTGGGCCAAGCTGGATGTGCTCCATATTTACGCCACGCAGGACACCGCAACGGCGCAACTCAACCTGGTTTCGTCGAGTTTCGGGGCGACGCTGCACGGGGCGCCTGCGTTTACCGCCGATCGTGGCTATCTGGGCGTGAGCGGTTCTTCCACCGTGTACATCGATACGGGGTTCAATCCGTCAACCGCGAGTTCGCCACACTACACCAGGGATGACGCGCATCTATCAGTATGGAATTTGACGAACGCCACGACCGGATCAGGCGTCGGGCCGGTCGGCAGTGTCACGACAGGAACCGTCATCGTTTCCTATCCGATCCCAAAATTTACAGATGGCAACTCTTATTATCGGCTCAATCAAACCGCCTCCGCCGGCAACGTCACGAACGCCGATGCCAGAGGGCATTATATTGTCAGTCGCATCGCGAACCACGAAGTTTCGGGTTACAAGAACGGGAGTTTTGTCGGCGCCTACAACACACTGGCGTCCAGTGGCCTGGCCAATCTCAACATCTACTCTCTCGGGGAGAACAACAACGGCGCGGCGTTGGGTGTGCCCTATCAGTTAGCCGCGATAACCATCGGGGCATCGTTAGGAACGTCGGTGTCCCAGACCATCCCCACGGCGCTCTACAACCGCCTGCGCACTTACATGACCGCGGTCGGCGTGCCGTGATCGCGCCCGTCAAGTCCTGGATCAAGGAAAATTCCACGCTGGTCTATTTCCTGATCGCGCAACTGATCGCAATCGGCGCCGCAGTGCTGTCGATGACCGCCTACATGGTCAAACTGGAAAGCCGGGTCGACACACTCGAGATCCGCGGCTCGCCGCACCTGGCCGAAATCAACAACCGGCTGACGGTGACGGAAAAGGAAACCGATGCCAACAAGGCGCGGATCGAGCGCATCGTCGACATCATGACCAAGAAGCTGAACATCAATCCTTGAAGGGAGGGTACGATGAACGAGGATCGCAAGCTGACGGCGGCCGGCGCCAATCTGATCAAGCATTTCGAGGGCTGCCTGCAGCCGCACGAAGGCAAGTATAAACCCTATCATTGCCCGGCCGATGTGCTGACAATCGGATGGGGACACACCAACCACCACGGGAGGAAATTCGATGCAGCTTCTCGATGGACGGCTGAGGAATGCCATGCAGCGTTTCTGGAAGATATGGGGGGATTTGAGCAGGCTGTACGACGCCTTGTTACAGTGCCGCTCATGCCTTGGCAATTCGATGCGCTCGTCTCCTTCACCTACAATTGCGGAGAAGGAAACCTCGCCAAGTCCACCCTCTTGAAGAAAGTCAACGCCGGAGACTTTGCCGGCGCGGCGCAAGAGTTCAAGAAGTGGAACAAGGGCGGCGGCAAGGTGCTGCCGGGGCTGACGCGGCGCCGCGCCAGCGAAAGCCTGCTGTTCCAGAATATCCCGGACGAAAATTACGACGGCAAGGCCGATCCGAAGCCGCCGGTCGAGCCGATGCCGCAAGCGGTCGACCAACCGGAGGAATGAGCCATGGGCATACTGATCAGTTTTCTCAATTTGATGCTCTACATCGCGATCATCTGCCTGATCGCCTACGTCATCGTCTGGGTGATCACCGGCATGTTCGGCTGGGCGATCCCGGCGAACGTCTACAAGTTCGGCCAGATCATTGTCGCGCTGCTCTGTCTGATCGCCATCGTGGTCTGGCTCTCTGGCGTGCTCGGCGGAGGTCCGGGCCTGCCTCACTTTTGGGTCTACCGGTAGCAACATCGATCCGATGCCGCCGCTCGACACCACGCAACCGAGGATCTGCAAGGGGTGCTAGCGCGGCTTGACCACCTTGCGCAAGGCCTTTCGATCTCATGGCTGCGGCCAGTACCGGCGAAGCTTGCCGACAATCTGTAGCGCTTGCGGCCTGAGCCGATCGCTTTTACTGGCGGCGGCCAGGACCTCACGTTCCAGCTTGTGCAGGAAGGCGTCATTGAGGAAGGTCGGCATGGCTTCGTGCTGATAGTTGTCAAGCTCGCGCTCGATCCCATCGAGCACATTGGCGAGTTCGGCGCCGCCTTCGCACTTGAACGGGTTCGGCAAAATCCTTTCGTTGATCATGCGGCTTTCCCCTGGTGGTTGAAGGCGATGGCGCAATGGCCGGGACAGTACGGCATGCCTGCGATCCTGGCGCGGGCGCAGAAACCGAAATCCGGTTCCCTGGGATCCCCGAGCGGCCAGCGGCAATGGTGCTCTTCGAGCTCGATCAGCGGCAGCGGGTTAGGCGGCTCTTCGGGGGGGGGGGGGGGTGAACTATAACCGTTTTTCATTACTTAAACCTTAAGCGTCTTCGCTTTCGGCGGCGTGCGGTTGAAATTTGGCTTTACCACATAATGCTTTACCGGTCCGTCCGGTAGCTGACCCTTGCCGCGCAACCTG